TTAAATATAATTTCGACGCGACCGATGAGGATGAACAGAGATTAGTAATTTCCGGAAAATACCCGAATCGCTCCGGTCGAATTCGTGTTATTATGAACCCGAACGTCGACAGGGCTCTTGTTCCTGGGGACGTATTACCTTTTGGATTTACCGGTATTCCTACATTAAAAACGTCTGAAACGCTCACCGATGTTACGACTACGGCACTAGCGGATGATAATGGAATTGCACTGGGTGCCGCCACAACAGACCGGTTAGCATTCGTAAACCTGCTGGCCAATCATGGCACCTCGGCCAACGCCGAGGCAGTACTAAATAGATTATCAGCATTGACAGGTTCTATAGTACCTCCTCTTCCATTTAGATTCAAACAGACGCGTGGCGCTGTTGCTGAGACACCAACTAGAGTTGGAGAGGTTGGAACAAACGAAAGGGTTGATAGTCGACTATATTGGGGTGTTAAGTTTGAATGTGCTCCAATGTCATCATCACATGCCCAGGGTTCAACTCCGTCAGCAGCACTAAATACTAACATTGGATCGTTAAAAAATCCTCTTGTCGCTGCTTATGGGAAATTTCAAGGCATCTTAAAGCTCGATACTCTCGTTACCGGCGCCGGCGCAGATAAGTTTAATAACAATAAATTTACGTTGGCGCGTGTGGCATTAGATGATCAAACATTATCAAGTTTAACGTCCAGTGCTAAAGAGCATATGATCAAGGCTTCATATATCCGGAATGGCCTGTGGGATTCTGTTGACTATAGGGTAAAAGACCCTGTCTGGAATAATGCTGGAGGTTCCTTAAACAGAATAACCATGGCGTCGCTTGTGCACACATCGGCAGTAACATTTAATAGGTTCACTGATTTTGCAAAGTTTTCGACTATGTTTTTTGGTGGATTTGATGGAGTAAATAAACTTGATGGTGATGTTGTAAACATGAACCATAAGGCCGCGGCCGTTGGAGCCGGTGGGAAGGCTGGATCAAGCTATACTGGTGGCATGGGGCTATTAGGAACAGACGATGGTACACTGATGGGTACCGGTCGTCATAATAATTCAATTGTATCATATAGGCACGCAATTACAATAATGACAGTTCCTATGGCATCTAGAATTAACATCCTCGCAATTCCAGGAATAAAGGATGAATTTGTTACTGACTTTGCTGCCCAACGAGTTAAAGATTATGGTATGGCATTATATTTGATGGATATAGAATCGTATGATGCTAGTAAAAATATATTATTTGATGATAGTACAGCAAGGATAGATGTTCAGGAAACAGTCGATCAATTTGAAGGAAGAGTTGTGGATAATAACTACACCGCGACATATTTTCCAGATATTTTTATCGAAGATCCTGTTAATAATAGATCCGTTGAGGTACCGGCATCCGTTGCTGCTATAGGCGCACTGGGATTTAATGACAAGGTTGCATTCCCATGGTTTGCTCCTGCTGGATTTAATCGCGGCGCATTATCGGCGGTACAGAACGTGAAGACAAGACTAAATTCTGCTGATAGGGATACATTATACGATGCTAGGATTAATCCAATAGCATCTTTTCCAAATAGTGGATACGTTATATTTGGGCAAAAATCATTGCAGATGGCTAAATCAGCATTAGACAGAGTTAATGTTAGAAGAATGCTTCTGGAAGTTAAGCGATTAATTGTCGGTATTTCTAACAGGCTATTATTTGAACAAAATAATGCAGAAACAAGGTCACAATTTGTAAATCAGGTTACGCCACTGTTGGCGCTGGTTCAAGCCCAAGCGGGTATAGAACAATTCAGGGTTATTTGTGATGATTCTAATAATACGGAATCTGATCGCGAGGCTAGTAGGATGAACGGAAAGATCGTTGTCGTTCCCACTAGGGCGGTCGAATTTATTGCTATAGATTTTATTATCACAAATAGCGGAGTTAGTTTTGAGTAATTTAATATCTATTAAATAAAGGCATAAGCTAGGAGACTACTAATGGCGCGATTGGATTTTAAAAGTCCGGGAGTTAGCACGCGAGAAATTGACCTCAGTGGACCAACCAGGGTTTTACCCCAGGGCACGCCCGCGGGAGTTATTGGGACATCGTTAAAAGGACGAGCGTTTGTACCCATAACGTTTGCAACATATCAAGATTTTGTCGCTGAGTTTGGCACCACGGATGGTGAGAAATTTGGTCCTCTTGCTATCAACGAGTGGATGAAGAACGCAAGGGCAGGTACATACACACGTGTTCTTGGAGTAGGTGATGGTAAGAAGCGCCGAACGGCGGCATCAGCTACAGGTGCCCCTGCCGGACGAGTAAATCGAGCCGGGTTTGTTGTAGGTGCACAACAGGTACAGTCAAATGGAACTGTTGGCCATAATGCTGCGACGGTTGTTCCAACAAATGCTGTACCTGGAATTACGGGAAAAACCTTCTTTCTTGCGGCATTAATGCAAGCGCAAGGGACAAGTAAAATATTTTCCGACGCTGGAATTGATGCTGCAACAGAGGCAATGCCAATAATCAGAGGCGTAATCATGGCTGCTTCGGGCATTATGCCGGCGCTATCATGTTCTTGGGCAAACGGGGCTACACTTCTTAACACGGTTATTTCAAGTCGTCCAGCAGGTAAGTTCTTTTCCTCTCATGGATCTAAGACTGCAACTACAAATGCTGGTGCATCATTTGGCACTGTTAAAACCTTAAGTGGAGATCCTACATTTACAATTCTATTAAACGGATTAAAGAAGAGTGATTCTTACCCTAACGTTATAACATGTTCATTTGATCCAACATCACCTCAGTATATATCAAAGGTTCTTAATAAGGATCCTGAGAAACTCGAGAAGGCCGGCTATATGTTATATACACATTATGATATATTTCCAGCTTTGGCAACCGTATCAGGTTCTAGAAAAGGCACAAACCAGACTGATTCCTATAAGCTAAATAAACACCAGGGTCTTGCCGGCTCTAATACGCACATTGCCGCATTATTACTTTCATCATCGGTTACATCTGATAATGGTAGTGCTACAATACCAAATTATGAAAATTTTGAAGACAAATATAAAACTGCAAAGACACCATTTATAATATCTCAAAAGTTTGGTGTTTCAAATAAGAACTTATTTAGGATCCATGCTTTGGACGATGGTGCATCTGCAAATGATCTTTTTAAGATAACGGTAGAGAATATCCAGTCTAGTAACAATTCAAATAACAAGTATGGCCAATTTGACTTAGTTGTGAGGGATTTTTATGATTCAGATGAAGACGCAAAAGTATTAGAGGCATTTAGAGGCTTATCACTAGATCCAGGATCCGATAGGTATCTATCCAGGATCGTAGGTGATCAAAATGTATTTTATGATTTTAATCAGGCTCCAGGTGCACAAAAGCTTAGAGTTGACGGCGTACATGCAAATGTTTCAAAATATATTAGGGTTGAGGTTACCCAGGACGTTGCACAGGCTCGTATTGATGAATCTGCGTTACCCGTTGGGTTTAGAGGTCATGACCACCTGGTAACATCAGGTTCATCGATAATGCAAGCAACTGGCTCCGTCTCCGCCGGTGTTACACTTGATTATGTTCGAAGAGTCGTACAACCCCCTGTACCTATGCGTGAAACAGTCGCACAGGGTCAGGCACCTAAGAAACGTTCAAATGCAGCTCTTTGTTGGGGCGTACAATTCGAGATGAAAGACAGCATTGTAGAACCAAATAGATCACAGAAAACAGATCCTAGTCTTGTATCTTTTACAAAGTACTTTCCAAACTTTGCAACAGCCTATCAGAACGTCCTTGCTGGTGACAATGAGGGTGTGGCTGATGTGGCCGGAACAATATTGGACGCTGACCGGTTTAACAACAACTTCTTTACATTAGAGAGGGTGCAGGTATCAACAGGGTCTGATGATAGACCAATATCAGGTAGGTGGTCCGCGGCCGAGTATCGCAGAAATGGCGTTGAGTCTGCTACGCTTACTTTAGAGGATGGAACAACCGTAAGTAAAGATAGCACCAGGTTCCTTGATCCGGCAAAAGATTTTAATCATGCGCCATCAAAGAAATGGCTTAAGTTTAATATGTTCTTACAAGGTGGGTTTGATGGTCTCAATATTTTTGATCATGAAAAGGGTCAAATGACAAACCTAGCCGCAAAGAGAGAGATGGACGACTCCATTAATCAAGGCGGCGTTTCAGGTCCAACT